AAACAAATATTGAAAATAATTACAGAACACCCAATAGCTAAAAAGAAGCTTTCTAAGGAGCTGGAATTATATTGTAATGGTATAACATCTGTAAAGCATTATAACGCGGTAGGGATTATGTGGTGGGATTACTGTGCACCTAATATGGTAAATACATATCCAACATACTTCAAAAAGCTACCAGCGCTTGTAGCAAAAATAAATAAAGAAAAAAGACCTTCAAAAAATTATATGCTTTTTATTGGAGAAACTGGAGTACAAACTAGTCAATTACCTTGCTTGTCTTTATTTCAATTTCAAATTAGCAATAATAAATTACATATAACAGTATATCAAAGGTCAGCAGATAGTAATTTAGGCCTGCCTAGTGATATATATCATGCTTATTTAATAAGTAAAATGATTGATATCCCATTAGCTAATATAACTTTTTTCATAGGCAACGCTCATATTTATGCTAATAATATAGATAAAACTAGCTTACTATTAAATGGCTCTCCTGTAAAATTTGAATTAAATGTATAAAAAAATGAATGCACAAATAATAAATGTAATTGGACCTTACGATGGACCTTATGATTTTAATATAATAACGTATAAATTAAAATTACCAAATGGTGAAATAATTGCTTGGCATGAAAACGGCAGAAGAGGGTTCCCAAAAAACTTAAGTAAAAATTGTCTTATAACAGGGTTAAAACTTTTAGGGACTAGACCTAATTATAAAAATAGTAAAATAAAACAATTACATAAACAAGTTTCTTTGTTTTGAAAAAATCTATTAGCAAACTAAAAAAAGAACTAGATAAATGGTTTAGTCTTTACATTAGACTAAGAGAGGCAACAGCAGAGGGTTCAATACAATGCTTCACCTGCTCACACATTTCGCATTATAGGTCAGGTATGCAATGTGGTCACTTTCAAAGCAGACGGCATCACTCAACGAGGTGGCATGAACAAAATTGTCAAGTTCAATGTGTGAAGTGTAATATGTATGAACAGGGTGAACAGTTTAGGTTTGGAATTGGTTTGGATCACAAATACGGTGAGGGTACTGCTGAAGAACTTGAGTTTTTATCAAGAATGGTTATGAAGTTTAGCAGAGTAGATTATGAAGAAAAAATAAGTTATTACAAATCGGCTGTTGATAAGTTAAAAAAAGAAAAAGGAATTGAATAAATATTTTGCTAAATTTGAAATATGATAAAAACAGTCTATGCAAGCCAAGAACATAAAGCAATTATTGAAAACTATATGATAATGTGCAAGGAGTTTGCTAAGGAGGTTGCGTCAAAAAACAAATATCAAAATTATTTACAAGTAATAGAAACGATTATTGACTATCATAATAATTATGGAAACGGGGTTAGGGAAAATAATTGGTATGATTGGCTAATGATTATACCGATAAATGTCTCAATAGCAACTAACGGCTTTTTTGCAGGGCTAGAAACAAAAGGAAACAGAGGTATAATAAGGGCGTATAAGATTGTTTTAAATGAATTGGTCATCGAAGTCGTTGATAAAATAGATAGACTGGAGCAAATAAATGAATAAAATATATAAAGAAATATCAAGCTTAAGTGATAAGTTTAAAACTATGTGCTATGGTCTAACACAAAATGAAACAGATATTGAAGAGGCCGTACAAGAATTATTTGTTTATTTTTTAGAACGACCTGAATTGGTAAAAAAAGTATATGATAAAGATGGGCTGGAAGGTATTACAAAATATGGAGCAGTTGTTTTAAAACGAGCGTTAACAAGTAATCGCAGCGTATTTTATTATAAATATAAAAAATACTACACGCATATTGATGATTATGCTACTAGTACAACTTATGACGTTACAGAAACAGGAGAGGTAGTCCCAACAAAACATTTGTATAATATACCTGAAGAAATAGTTGAAAATATAGGATTTAAAAAATTAGATAAAATTGACGCGGCCTTAAGCGAAATGTATTGGTATGACCGAAAGGTTTTTGAATTATATTATTACGAAGCGAATACACTTGATTCTTTAGCGAAAAAAACTAAAATATCGCGAGGTAGTCTTTTTGTAACAATAGATAAAGTAAGAACAGCACTAAAAGAAATATTAAATGAATAGGTTTTTTGTTCCTGATAATATTTACCAAGACAGGTTAGCAATATGCAAAGCGTGCGTATATTACTCTAATACCTTAGGGCAATGCAAACGCTGTTTATGTTTTATGAAAATCAAAGCAAGGATAGCACCAATGGAATGCCCACAGAAGTATTGGGCTAAGACAACAGAAATGCAAACACCTGACGACTTGCCACAAGAAATAATAGATGAAATATTAGATATGTGGAAAGACTTAAAAACAGGTAAAGCAAAAAACCAAGCAGCTAAAAAAAGAATGATTGAAACTTACAACACAATATATAACACCTCTTATAGCCCATCAACAAATTGTGGTTCGTGCATAGCATCTTGTTTTGACGGAATTAAAAAACTTTATAAAAAATACAATGAATAAAAGAACATATAAAACAATTAAGTCAGTTCTTAGAGATCATATAAAAAAGAATGTGAACTCACTATGGACTTTTGAAGACGATAATTTTACTTGCCTTTTTAATGAATATAGGGCGGTTAAAAAAAATAGAACAATTTACACAAGTGAACAATTATTAAACAAACTACAAAATGGTGATACCTAACAGCAACTACGAAGAAACAGAAATACCTGAATACTACAAAGGCAAGAATGGCTATATGGCAAAAGATGTTGTAGCTAATTTTGACCTTAGTTATAATGTCGGAACGGCAGTAACTTATTTGCTTCGTTCAAAGAATAAACATGATGACGGCGGAATACAAGACTTAAGGAAAGCAATAAACCACTTACACTTTGAGCTAGACGCTTTAACAAGTAAAACAAGAACAGGTGCATTAGCACCGACAGGAGTTAGAAAATGACATTATATAAATGCGAATGTGGTAATTCTAAAGAGTTACAAAAAGCCACAATGAAAATCATTGATAACAAAGTAGTGGTTGCAGAAGCTTTATGCAAGTGTGGTCTATACATGGACAGCGACCCCACAGACGGAATACCAAACCTAAAAAGAACCGAAGCATCATTAAGTAAAAAAAAAAGAGGTGAAAAACTTTGGGATAGTGCAAAAGAAAAACTAATTGGTGAACGAGGTGTTAACGAACCGTTTGACTAATGAAGTTTGTAATAAAAGACAAGCAAGATAAACAAAGCTTGATAAACTATTTAAAAGAGTTAGAAAACAATTATATAGTTGATGTCAAGAAACAAAGAAACAATAGGTCTAATATGCAGAACAGTTATTATTGGAAATGTATTGTACAAGGACTAGCCGAAGAACTAGGATATTTTCCTGACGAAATGCACGAGATATTAAAAGTGAAGTTTGCAAGTGAATGGCAAAGCATAGAGATACACGACAAGACAATAGGACTTCAAGTTGTAAAGAGTTCAGCAAGAATGAACACTAAAGAGTTTGAAGTCTATGCAGACCAAATAAGGATTTGGGCTTTGACAGAACTAGGCATAAGATTAATGATGCCAAATGAATATCAATAATTTCTATTATATAATATAGAATTGAATAATCAATCTATTTCAATTATGGATAAACGAAGAAACAATGGCGGTTCTAGGAAAGGAGCAGGACGCAAAAGCAAAGCTGACGAACAGAAGTTAATAGAGAACTTAACGCCTATGAATAGTATGGCTTTAAAGTCTTTAGAGCAGGGCTTAGAGAAAAAGGAACAATGGGCTGTCAAATTGTTCTTTGAATACTTTTATGGGAAACCTCAACAAAGAGTAGATGTTACTTCAAATGAAGAAAGTATCAATATGCCTTTAATAAACTTTGTAGAAACTGAAACTGAATAGTAAATATCAAGCACTATTTTCTGCTGACGCTAGGTACTTCATAATCACAGGGGGGCGAGGGTCAGGTAAGTCTTTTGCTGTAACGGTGTTCTTGACACTATTAACAATGTCAAAGAATATAAGAGTATTGTTTACAAGATACACAATGGTATCAGCTCACTTGTCAATCATACCTGAGTTCTTAGAAAAGATAGGACTACTAGGTTTTGAGAATATCTTTAGTGTCAACAAAGCAGAGGTTGTAAACTTAGGCAATCAATCTGACATATTATTCAGAGGTATTAAAACGTCATCAGGAAACCAAACGGCATCATTGAAATCATTACAAGGCATAAGCTGTTGGGTTTTAGACGAAGCCGAAGAACTTATTGACGAAGATATATTTGATACAATAGATTTGAGTATTAGAGAGAAAGGAATTCAGAACAGAATTATATTAGTATTGAACCCTGTGACTAAAGAACACTGGATATATAATAGGTTCTTTCAAGACAAAGGCGTTGAAGCAGGTTTTAATGGCGTTAAAGACAATGTATGCTATATACACAGTACATACCTAGACAACAAAGATAATCTCTCTAGCAGCTTCCTAGACCGTATTAACACTATAAAGCATAGGAACTTTAAAAAGTATATGCATAAGATCATGGGTGGTTGGCTAGACAAAGCAGAGGGGGTGGTCTTTGAGAATTGGTCAATAGGCGAATTTAATCCTGACAATCTACAAACATCTTGTGGCATGGACTTTGGATTTTCAGTTGACCCTGATAGTTTAACAGAAGTTGCTATTGACAAAAAACAAAACAAGGTTTATTTGCACGAACATATTTATAAGAATGGCTTGAAGTCACAAGAGTTAGCAAAGATAGTTTTAGACAAAGTAGGTGACAAACTAATTATTGCCGATAGTGCCGAACCAAGATTAATCGCTGACCTTAAACACTTAGGGGTTAACATCAAAGCTGTAAAAAAAGGAACTATTGAAAGTGGTATTACGAGAATGCAAGACTATGAATTAATTGTATCGCCACCCTCTACCAATATAGCAAAGGAACTTAACAACTATGTCTATGCAGACAAGGGTTCAAAACTATATGTTGACAACTACAACCACGCAATAGACGGCATAAGATATAATGTGATATATCACTTAGACAATCCTAATGCAGGAAAGTATTTTATACATTAAAAAAACGAGTAAACTATTTTTAACAAATTTCTATTATATAACAAGATAAGACTATGAAAGTAAAAATTAAGAAGAAGGGCAAAAAGAAAAGCTATAATCTTATAACCTCTTGGGCTGATGTTACCCTTGAAAAATGGATTAAGATAATTGCAGCACAAACAGGAACAAAGACAAAAGAAGCAAGAGCAACAATAACAGCTATGTCTGACATTCCTAAGTCATTAATAAATGAAATGTCTTTAAAAGATGTTGCAGTTTTAATGACTAAGCTAAGTGAGATACAAGCACAAAAAGACACTAAGCTAAAAAAGATTATAGAGTTAGACGGTTTGCAATATGCGTTCCACCCTAATTTAGATGACATAACTTTGGGTGAATATGCAGACCTTGAAAACTTTATAAAGATTGGAATAGACAAAAGTATGCCTGAAATAATGGCTGTGCTTTTTAGACCAATAGTTGAGCAAGAGAAAGACATATATTCCATAGCTGCTTATGACGGAAACATAACCATAAGGGCGGAGAAAATGAAGCAGATGTCAGCAGAGCAAGTGCAAAGTGCGCTGGTTTTTTTTTGGAATTTCGCAATAGAATTGTCCAAGATTTTGCCGTCATTTTTAGTGGAACGAACACAGGAGATAGCGAAGAGTTTTCAGACCAAAACTTCGCAGAAAAGTGGGGGTGGTTCGGAGTGATGCACAGGCTTTGTAACCAAGACATAAGCAAGTTAGAAACAATATCTAAATTGAACTTATTGGAATGTTTGACTTGGTTAACTTATGAAACAGATTTGAATTTAAGTAATAAAGTAAATATAAATGATAGCAAACAAAACTTACAATAACGTTATAGACACCCTTAAACAGTTGGGTGACGAACACCAACAGATTACAACAACAACAACAGGGGACATTTGGAAAATTGATTTAAGTAACGAAACGCTGTTTCCTTTGTTTCATATAAACCCTGTTAGCGTAAGCACAGGGCAATCTCAATTAATTTATAACTTTCAGCTATTTGTTATGGATGCTGTAACTGAAAAAGAGAATTGGACAGAAGCTAATTTTCAATCGGCTAATTATTTAAGTAATGAACAAGAAGTAATGTCAAGCTGTTTGCAAGTGTGTGTTGATATAATAGGAATGATGCGACATAGTAAATGGCAAGGTGCAGGTGAATTAGATATTAATGACCCTGTTTATTTTACAGAGGGTGAATATAGCTTAGAGCCGTTTCAGGAAAGGTTTGATAATCTTTTAACAGGGTGGGTGTTTTCAATAGGCGTGTTGGTTCAAAATGACTTTCAAACTTGTACGATACCTGTTGCAGATAATCCAATAGGTAAATAATGAAATTCAAAATAGGAAAATACAAAATAGAAATAGGGTTTTTTAAAATAACAATAAATATATAATAATGGCAGATTTAACAGTAACAATTTCCGAGAGTGTAACAATCAATGGTGCATTACGAGGTTCAACAAATAGTATTACAACGTCTAGCATAGTTGATACTTATGAAAGGGTGTTAACAGCAGCACACTCAAACACCACAACAATATGTACGTTTGCAGCAACTCCGCATACTTCAGCAGGGGCTTTAGATGTTGAGAATTGTAAATACTTAAGGATTACAAATTTAAGCACAACAGAAGACATGAAGTTAGCTTTAGTAACTACAAACACTAATTATCAAGTTACGGTTCGTGCAGGTGGTTCTCATGTATTATTTCAAGCAGAAAATGGTGCGATTGCTGAAGCAGATACAACTCCTAACTTTCCAACTTTAGAAGACATTACAAGCGTACAAGTAAGGCCGTCAGGAAGTGCTGATGTTCAGGTTGAAACATTTGTGGCACTTGTATAATGGACACTAAAAGTTTAGAAAATTATTTAGAGAAATTTGGTGACAAAGTAATAAAGGCTGCTCAAAGGAAGTTAAGTAAATCAAAAAATGCTTTAGGGAAACCTAGAGGTGAAACAGCATTAGGGCAATCACTTAGGGTTACTGTCACTAGGGAAACTGACGGTTATAGCACTAAATTCTTTATGGCAGATTATGGAACTTTTTTAGACAAAGGTGTTTCAGGCAATAAGACAAAACAATCTTTTACAGATTATAAGAATAAAACACAACCCACCCCTTATAGTTACAAAGCAAAGGGTCCACCTATTGATATTCTTTCTAAATGGATAAAGAAAAAAGGAATAAAACCTAAAGGCTTAGGTAGAGGGCGTTCTAAAAAAACAGGGCAATTTGTGTCAGGGTTTGCTTACTTAATAAGTAAAAAAATAAAACGAGAGGGAATTAAAAGCCTTAGTTTCTTTCAAGAACCTTTGGGTGCAGCCTTTAAAGACATGGACAAAGAAATATTAAGTAATATAAAACTTGATATTGAAAGTTATGTAACAACATTTTACACACCGAAAACAAAAACATAAAAGTATGGCAACAATAATAGAACAGAAACCCTTATATGAAACAATGCCAATAGGGCAACAGGTAATGTTCGTAATCTCTAACAATACAATCGTAGCAAATAACTTCAAGGTAAAGTTTATTGCAGAAGTTCATTGTGGTAGCGACCCTATTAATTTAAGTAGCACTTCACAAATCATAGGAACTTTTAAAACAACACCTAACAATGCAGGGGTTGGAATATTTGACCTTAAGTCTGTTTTAGAAACCTTTATAACCCCTGACCATAATGGCTCTACGTGGGGTGCAGGTAGTACATTCAGGGGGACTGATGTGCCACACCCAATTCATATTATTGACAAATGTGCCGTAACAACAACAAGTGCTAAATACTTTGCTGTTCAATTCAAATTAGAGTATGCAGAAACTGCTACAGGGGCTATCCTTAATGCAGGTGACGGAAGTAACACAGGCAACGCAGAAAACAGCGAACAATACCTTATTACAAATGGTGTGCTGCAATATGATGATGCCCTAACTTATGTTTCTGACACAGGATATGGCTATAATATAAACAAATTTATTGCTAATGGTGGGGGTTACTATTTTTTAACTAATGCACCCACTACTCAATATGCAAGTTTGACAGATTACGGAACACTTGCATTCTATAATTTTGTACAACCTTTAGACCCTGCCGCACAAAGCACCGAAGACGCTTATGTTAGTGGCTTGAACCTGACATATTATAATAGTGCAGGTGCGGTGTTAGATAGTGAAATCTTAGGCATAGATTACAGCAATGGTTCTGTTACCACCTTGCACCCTGATGTTAACACTAGGTTAAACTATGTTGGTGCTTACCCTGCTAACCTTAGAGAATGGAGTACAAAAATACAAGCATTAATTTCTGCTGACACACTTTCTTATTATACTGTTCAACTTGAAAATGAAGACGGTTGGAATAGTGTTATTTACACAATTAATGTTTTATGCCCTAACCTTAAAGGCTATGAACCAATAAGGCTTACTTGGTTAAACCAATGGGGGGTTTGGGATTATTATACTTTTAATATGAAGTCAACAAAAGCAATGACAACTAACAGGACTTCTTACACACAACAAAGTGGTACGTGGAATGAAAGCCTTTTTAAAATATCAGGTTATAAAGGTGGAAAGAAAAACTTTAGGGTAAACGCAACAGAAAGGATTACATTAAACACCGACTTTGTTACAGAGGAAGAGGGCGTTTGGTTTGAAGAACTAATTAATAGCACAGAAGTTTATATTGTAAATGGCTATCAACCTGTAATTGATGCACCAACAAATACAATTACCAATAGGTATGTTGAACCTGTTGTTGTAACAACTTCCGATTATATTAAAAAGACTATTGCTAATGACAAGCTGATGCAATACACTATCAATATTGAAAAAAGTAAAATGCAAAGAATACAAGCTGTCTAATGAATACACAATTAATATTATATCCGCAGAATTATGACGGTATGTTTAATTCAACAGCCAATGTTGTTAGCCCTAATTATATTGCTAACGGTGCTTTTTTTACAGGGCTAAGTTCTGCACCTTTAAATTCTAACAATGCTGTAATACCTTATTTTTATGCAATAAATACACAAGGTTCTGCAATTCCAAATGCTTGGTATAGATATACAACCATAGCAGGTGGTAGTTCAGGTTGGGGTGCAGTAACAGCACCAACAAATACAAGCGGTAATTTAGTGCTATCACACAATTCAACGACAGCAGGGAAGACAGGGGTTTATCAACGGATATTAGGTCTTTCAGTTGGTGGGGTTTATAACGTAATAATAGACTTTCAAACCGTAGGTGCAGGGGTTCTTGGTAACCCACCTATTGAGATTGCTATGTTTAATGGCAGCACTTATGTTTCAGGTGCATATTACACACTAACGTCAGGGGTGTTAACCCACCAATTCACAGCACAAAGCGTAAATAATGATGTGTTTCTTATTGATTATTTTAGTGGTTCAGAAGATTGTATAATTAATTCAATATCTATAAAAGAAGTTACCACAACACCGACCACAGTTTACACAGATTTATTTGATGGTCAAGTTATTTGTGACTTATACCAAGAAGAAGACATTCCGTTAACACTAAGCATTGACGATTTTAAAAATGTAGCTGAAAAGGTGCAATCCTATTCTAAAGATTTTAACTTACCTGCAACGAAAAGGAATAACCGTATCTTTAATAATATGTTTGAAATAACAAGAACAGATGACGGATTAATATTTAACCCTTATATAAAAACTAAATGCGTATTAAAGCAAGACGGTTTTATTTTGTTTGAGGGTTATCTTAGATTAATAGATGTAAAAGAAGAAAAAGCTGAAGTAAGTTATAATGTAAACCTATATTCAGAAGTTGTTGCGTTGGCTGATATATTAAAAAATAAAACCTTACAAGACCTTGACCTTTCAGAGCTATCACACGAATATAACAAAACATCAATTAAGAACAGTTGGGAAACAGGTGCAGGAAATGGTTTGCCATTATCAACACCACTTACAGACCCTAACGAGTTTGCAGGTGCTGTTGGTGCAACAGTTACACAGGTTCTGAAATACCCTTTTATAGATTGGACAGGGCAAACATTAATAGGTGGAAATTTTAATACATCTGCAACAATAGGTAATGTAGAGTTAACAAGTTTAGAACAAGCGTTTAGACCTTGTATAAAGCTTAAATATTTAATTGATAAGATATTTGCAGACGCAGGGTTTAATTATACATCTGCGTTTTTTGATACTACGGATTTTGGAAACTTATTTATGGACTTTAATTGGGGTTCAGATATATCGGCAAATACTTCTTATGACGGTGGTGGTCAAGCGTTTACAAGTTCTAATGTAGTTGCAGGAACAAGTTTTGCGACAGTAGAACAAGACAATAATACTTTTAGTTCAAATGTAGGTTATAGTTCAGGGGTTTATACATCACCACAAAATGCAAGAACTTATGCGATTGACTATTTGTTTTTTTACCAAATAACAGGTTCAGGTACTTTTACAGCAGAATTTAGGTGGAAACATTATAACGCAGCAACAGGTGTGACAAGCTATATTGACTTAACTTCATTCACAGGCAACACAACTTTGGCTAGTCATTATGGTCAAATCAATATGACCTTAAATCAAAACGACACTTTAACGCCTGAAATTAAAAGGACAGGTAGCAGGGTTTTCACAGTTGTTCCTGCATTGGCAGGTTCTATTGGAACAGTTGTTAGTGTAGGGAATGCAGATGTTAATGCTGAATCACTATTAAATTTGCGTGGTGAACTCGGACAATGGGATTTTTTAAAAGGCATTTTTACAATGTTTAACCTTGTCAGCTTAACAGGCGAAGATAACCAAAACAATATATTAATAGAACCTTATGCTGATGTCTTCGTAAATAGTACAAGTGGAACGACTTTAGCGTCAAGGAGTGTGCAGCATGATTGGACAGATAAAATAGATGTATCTAAAATGGAGTTAAAACCATTATCTGATTTGAACAAAGAAACTATTTTTAAGTTTGTTGAAGAAGATGACGATTTTACTTTCCAAAATTATAAAAAATATACAAGTGGTTATTTATACGGAAGCCAAACTTTTGATGCGTCAAGTTTTACTATATTAGAGGGTACAGAAGAAATAACAGCAGACCCTTTTGCAGCAACTATCCAAAGACCCATTAAGCCACAGTTTCCTGAATTTATAGTACCGATTATTTTTGCTAAAACTGAAGAGGGCTCAACAGAGGGGTTTGACAATGCACCAAGAATATTCTTTGACAATGGAAAGGTTGATATGACAGGTATTTCAACTTATTTTATACCTGACCAAAACGGACTTACTGCTGAAAACCAACCTAAATTTTTACAGTTTAGCCATTTGTCAGAAATACCAACAACAGTTACGACTAATGATTTTGTGTTTTCAAGCCACCAACTCTATCAGCCTATTGGTGCAAGTCCTACGAATAATTTGTATTCTCTTTATTGGCAGCCTTATTTCAATGAACTTTACAACCCTGACACAAGAATAATGACTTTAAAGGTAAATCTAAGTCCGTCAGATGTGGCTGCTTTTAAATTTAATGATACCGTATTTATTAAAAATAGAGTGTTTAGGGTGAACAACATTAACTACAAACCAAACGACCTAGCAACCGTTGAATTTATACTTATACCATAATGGAATATTTAACAGGACAAATATTGAAGCCTTATAGAGTAGATAGTACAGGTCAAGTTTTATTTACAGACGGCAAGGTTACAGATATGATAGCAAACCAAGTTACCTGTGAGGCTTACGGTTATACTTATGACACCGAAACACAGACTTGCAGGGCTTATACTCATAACACAAACATTGAACAAAATACAAGCAATGTTAGTAATAGCATAAATGGGGTTGGTAATAGCACAGAACTAGGAACACAAATTGTTCAAATAAATGGAACTAAGAATGTATTGCGTGGGTTTAATACTAATTGTCTTATAAATGGTACAGGTAATGAAATTGCAAATGGGGTTAGCAATTCTTTTGTAGGTGGGCGAATGGCAGAAGTCACAGCAGACCAATCAATAGTCTTAGGTGGCACTATGTTTGGTAATACAATAATAGGTCACAAGCAAAGCATTCAATTAATGTGCGGAACAAGGACAACTAATGGCACAAATACCGTCAGCTACTTAAATAATGACGGTTCAAGTCTTTTTGCTGTACCTGAAAATACAGTTATGTACTTTCATGCAGACGTTGTAGCCGTAAGGATAGGGGGTTCAGCAGGGTCAGGTGCAGCAGGTGACTTTGGTAGTTGGGTTGAAAGGGGTGTGGTAATTAATGAAAGTGGTTCAATGACTATAAGTAGAGAACGAGATACAATTAAAAGTAACGGTGCAACATCAAATTGGCAACCAACAGGTATTACCCAAGATACAAACTTCGCTATGCGAGTGAGAGGTGATACAGACATGAATATTGAATGGTTGTCAAACATTACATTCACACAAATAAAAACAGGGGTTAGTTTATAAAAATACAAAGCAATGGCAACAGAAATACTAGAACTAGATGTTAAGACAAATATAAAAGGTGTCACAAAAGAAGTTGACAATTTAGGTAAAAGCGTAAAAAAGACAGCAGGTGAAACCGAAAAACTAGGTGAAGCAACAGAAGAGGGTGCAGGTGGCTTTAAGAAAGTAGGCCTCGCAGTTAGAGCAGTTGGTGCTGCAATTAAGGCTATTGGTATTGGTATGATTATTGCAGGTTTTGTAGCCTTGAAAGAAGCCTTTATGAGAAACCAAAGGGCGGCTGATTTACTTAATACAGCAATGAACTCTGTTAGTATTGTGTTTAATGAAGTAGTTGACATAATTATAGAAATGATTGATTGGGTCTCAGAAAACAGAGAGCAATTTGAACCTTATATTAAGGTAATGAGAGGTTTAGTAACTTTTGGTCTTGAGCCTTTGAAAATGGCTTTTAATTCTACGGAACTTGCTATTAGAGCATTCATAGACGGCTTTATGCGACTTAGAAAGTTTTTAGGTGAAAGTGGTCTGCAAGATTCTATAGACAAAAATATGTTGGTGATTGAAGACCTGCAAGATAAACTTAGAACTTCAGGCGAAAACCTTTTAGAAGCAGGAAAGGATGTTTACGAGAATTGGAGTGCAGCTAATGGTGTAATGAACGAGTTTTTGGGTCAAGTCACTACTAGGATTAAAAACATAGACACCAAAAAGATTCTGGAGTTAGCACATACCATGACGGAAGCAGAGAAAAGAGCAAGGAAAGCAGCAGTTGCAATAGCAGGGGTGATAGCAGAGAATGACCGATTAGCAGAAACAGAACGAAGAAACAGAGATGACATCACTAAGAATTTTGAAGACAGAATAGCAGCTAGTGAAGAGTTGTTAGTTATCCTAAAAGAGCAAGAAAAACAAATGCTTTTATTAGTTGCTAAAGAAATAGAAGCAGCTAGACTTGCATCAGAAGCTAACAAAGATAATTTAGATTTAGAGTTGGCTTTAACCCAAGCAATAAACAAAGAAAAAGAAGTAAAAGCACAAATCAATGGTTTTTTAACAGAGCAAACAATGGCTCACAATGCTTTACTCAAAGAAGAAAAAGAAATACAAGAAGAGGTAAGGTTAGCAGGTGTTGATAATAGAAAATCAGAGTTAGCAGAGCTAGATGCTCATTACAACCTACTAATGGACAAAGCTAATAAGGTAGGTGCAGACACAACTAAAATTCAGGCTAAATGGGATAAGGCAAAAGCTGATTTAGCAAGAGAAAATGTCAACGCACAATTAGAAGCGTTTTCAGGTTTAGCAAAAGGGTTAAGTGCTTTAGCAGGTGACAACAAAGCCTTAGCCGTAGCGTCAGCCCTTATAGACACTTATGTGGGTGCTAACAAAGCCTTTGCACAAGGGGGTGTTGTTGGTTATGTTACAGCAGCAGGGGTGATAGCAGCAGGACTTGCTAATGTCAATAAAATATTGCAAACAGAAGTGCCTGATTCAGGGGGTGGTGGTGGAGCTCCACCTGCTGCAACCCAAACACCTGCACCACAAATGATGTCAGGAAGTTTTAATTTAGAAAATGCAATACCTGCTGAACCAATACAAGCCTATGTAGTTTCTGACGATATAACTAACAATCAAAATAAATTAGCCATTATTAGAAGAAGGGCAACAATCTAAAATCAAATAAATTAACTTAAAATCTATTATATAATATGCCATGTACTAAATGTAAAGACGGAAAATATAAATGGGGTGAAACAGGTGAGTGTAAATATGACACTAAAGAAGCCTGTGAAAAAGCTAACCCAAAACACTATAATAAAATGAAACCAACACCAATAGGAAAAAAGACGTATGAAGAATATGCGAAAGAATTAAAAGAATATAACTTGAGTGCTAATTATAGAGTAGAATTAGGGTTAGCTGATGATGTAGAGAAACAAACTTTACAAGCTAAAGAAATACTGGCTACATTAAAAGAACAAAAAAAAAGAATTGACTCTATTGAAAAATTAAGTGAAAAAGCTTCAAAAGAAAGAGAAAAGAAAAAAGATAATTCAAGAAAAGCAGCCGATAAGTTTTTTGCTTTACAAGACAAATACCAAAAAGCAGAAGTAGCTTATGATGATGCAGAAAAGGAATTAGATAGGTCAATGAAAAGATTGGTAGAACTTGATGATGAAATTAAAAAATCAACAGCTGTTTTTGATAAAGAAAAATCAAAGGGTTCTAAAATAACAACTACATTAAGAAAGAACTTAGATAAATTAGAAAAAGCAGCAAAAGAATTAGGAGTAAAAATACCTACTGCACAAGCTACAAAAGTATTAGACCAACTAAAATCTTTGATATAATATGAAAGAAACTAGAATAGTAGAATTAGTAATTGATGAAAATAGTGAAGAACTTGCTATTGATGCAATCAGCTTAGTTGCTGCACCTGCGATAGAACAAGACTTTGTTTTCTTTGGAAAAGAGAAAAACAACTTGACATTTGCTAAGGTTGATAAAGAAAAGAGAATGCTTGTTAGCCCTGCTTTGATACCGAATAAGCAAATATTTAGATATGACCCAAATACAGATTCAGACTACTATGTTTATTTCAGCCCTGAAACTGTAAGAAAAGCGAGTGAGTTATATTTGAAAAATAACAACCACCACAAAGCAACTCATGAACACCAAGATAGAGTGTCAGGAGTTTTAACTGTTGAAAGTTGGATAATAGAAGATAGCAAAAAAGATAAGAGTACATTATACGGATTTAGTTTACCAAAAGGAACGTGGATGGTAAAAATGAAAATTGAGAATGACGACTTATGGGCTAAGATTAAAGACGGCTCGTTAAAAGGCTTGTCTATTGAGGGCTATTTTACGGATAAAATGCAAAAGATGTCAGAAAGACAACCAACAGACTTAGAGATACTTTCAGCACTTAACGAAATAATTAGAAAATCAAATAAATAAATAACTATTCTATTATATTAATATAACTCACTATTAAAAAAAGACACAATGGATTTAAAACAACAAATATTAGTAGCACTTGGTCTTAATAAAGACGAAGAAGTGCAATTAGCTTGGCAGTCTAAAAGCGAAGATGGAACAATTTTTGTAAGCACCGCAGAAACTTTAGAAGCAGGTGTGGATATTTCTGTATTAACAGAAGACGGCACGACCATACTTTTACCAATCGGCACTTATAAGACACAAGACGGTGTTAGCTTTAGAGTAGAAGTTGAGGGTGTTGTCGCTGAAGTTATTGAAAGTGAAACAGAAGAGAAAGAAGAAGCGAAAAAAGAAGACGATTACGAAGAAGATAAAGAAGAAAAAGAAGAAATGGGCGAAGACAGAGGCGAAGATGATGACGAAGCTGCTGTTGATGATTGGCAAGGAATGGAAAAGCGAATTAAAAATCTTGAAGACGCTGTTGCTGACCTTAAAAAACAAATCGGTGAAAATGGTGATGTTGAAGAAATGACAGAAGAAACTGTTGAGCCGTCTAAAAACCCAAAGACTATAACAACAAAAGAAGTTGTAGAATTTTCAGCAGAAGAAGTTGAAGCAATAAAAGCTGAAAACGAAAAACTTAAAACGGAACTAGCAGAAAGTCCTGCCGAAGCTCCAATAAATACAAATAAATTTAGTTCAGAAAAAACTGAATTAACTAAAAAACAATATAATAAGTTATCTAGGCAGCAAAGATTCTTATATAACTTAAACAAATAATAACTTAAAAAATAAAAAATTATGGCAATAGCAGTAACTAGCTCGTATGCGGGGAAAAGTGCAGGAATGTACATAGCCGCAGCTTTAAAAGAAGCAAAATCTTTAGATTATTTAACGCAAATGAACAATGTGCGTTTTAAGAGTGCAATACAGACGATGGCAAACACAGGTTTCGTGAGAAACGCTACTTGTGATTTCACAGGAAACGGAACACTCACAATGAACGAAAAGGTCATTGAAGTAAAACCGTTACAAATTAATATTGATTTGTGCAAAGAATCGTTAGTTTCATCATGGGAATCGGCTGAAATGTCAGGTGCTTATGGTAACCCACCAGCATCATTTGTAGATTATGTAATTTCTTACATGGGGTCAATTATCGCTGATGCAACTGAAACAGGTATATGGCAAGATGATAACGGTAATGGAGAATTAACAACATCATTCTTACAAGCAGCAGGTTTATTACTACCTGGTACAGATGCAACAGTAATACAATCATCAGCATCAGGTGCTTATACAACAGCTAACATTCTAGCAAACTTACAAACTTTAGCTGCCGATATGGCAGGTAATGTACCAGCTATCTTAGGAAAGGAAGATTTATATATTTATATGAACAATAAAACTTTCTCATATTATATTTCAGCAATTTCTTCATTTACAGGTACGCCTTGGGGAAGTTTAAATACTAGAGGCGATTATGAGCCAGTTTTTGAAGGCTACAAAATTGCAGTTTGTCCAGGAATGGTTGACAACCAAATGGTAGCAGCTCAAAAATCTAACTTATTCTGGGGTACGGATTTGGTTTCAGACTTAGGAACAACGGGAACAGGACCTAGTATAAAAATTATGGACATGTCAGACCTTGATGGATCAGATAATTTACGTTGTGTAGCTCGTTATTCAGGTGCAGTTCAGACAGGAATTGGTGCTGACATTGTAAGACAATCATAAAACAAATTACAAGAAGTGAGGGCTTAGGCTCTCACTCCTTTAACCTTTAAAACATAAAAATCAATGGCGTGTACAGCATTAACAAAAGGTAGAGGACTTGATTGTAATAGAATATCAGGTGGAATAAAATTTATATATTTCGCAGTTTATGACCAAGTGACTTCAATACCAACAGCAAACGGAGCAATTACAGACTTAGAAATGGGTAGTAATATGTTATACAGATATACAATGCCTTTAGGTGTTGCTAGTCTTACAGATACAATTACAGGTAGTCGTGAAAACGGCACAATTTTTTACACCCCAACTGTTAATGTTATACTTAACAGATTGACAACAGCAGATCAAAATGAAGTGAAGCTGTTAGGGGCAACAAAGACAATAATATTTGCACAGCTAAATCAAACAGTAACGGCAACAGGGAATGACGTAATAGTGTGTTTAGGTAGTGTAAATGGAATGGAATTAAACGCAGGTACTATGGATAGTGGTGCTGCATTTGGTGACCGTAATGGGTACACTCTGACCTTTGACGGCTTAGAGCACCAACCTTTCCAATTCGTACCTGACTATACTACAAACCCATTTGACAATGGAGGGTTTACGTTAGGTGGTGTTGATAGTAACTAGACTTTAATTAGTAGTTTTCATATATCTTGGATTAGGGGTGGCTTTTGCCACCTTTTTTCTTACATTAGCAAATATTTAAGTACGTTTTCTATTATATATTATGATACAAGCAACAAGGGAAGCTAATATTAGGGCGTATATTGAAACGGAAGCACAAAGAATTGATACAGGTGTTGCTAAAACTAATATAAGGTTTTTAGCTAAATTCATTAATGACTTAGACGGTGCAGTATTTTATGGCTATCCTACGACTTACACTATAAATGACAGATATACATTAATGTCTTGGACTTATAATACAACCCCTGACGTATATGGAGGCAGAATAAATTTAAAACCTGCTGGATATTATAAGTATGAAATTTATGAAGTTAGTTGGCAAGGTGGTGTCGATTTAGCTTCAGGAAACGCACCTGCAACAGAAACAGATGTATTGACACCCCCTGCTGCAACAAAAGGAGTGGTGAAAGGACTTGTAGCAATAGGGAAACTATACTTAGCAGAAAAATCAGGAAGTGAGGAAGTTCAGTACACAGAGTATGACCAACCTGCTTCAACAAATTATATATATTACGGACAATAAAAAATTAAAAAATGGCAATAGAAAATGTACAACAGCTCTTAGTCGAGCAATTAGGTAAAAATGGTGATACAGTAGTATTTACAACAGTAGCACAAACAAGTAAAGATTGGTATTGCGTTCATTTCCCTGTTGAAAGTGTAGTAGCTTCAATAACGGTAGCTGATGCAACAGGAGAAGCTGCCCTGCAAACGACTTTACCAGCAGGTACAACTCTTTTTATGAATATTACAGCGATTACCCTGACAAGTGGTGTAGGAATAGGGTATTCAGAAGGTCCAACTACATAAGATATGTTAGCACTTAAACAAGGATTAAGCCTATCGACACTTAGACCGATGGGTAAATGGTCGCCTGATGACGAAACAAGCTTAGTTGCTTGGTATCAAAATAAGGTGGGTATAACTCTTAATGGCTCTGATGTTTCTGCTTGGGCAGATAGCTCAAGTAATAGTTATAATATGGTACAAGCTACGGCTACAGAACAACCTGCTTATAATGCTTCAACAGGAGCTTTGACTTTTGTAAGTGCTGATGACAATAATTTACAAACAACAGGGCAAATTTCTTTATCAGGTAATTTTACCATAGGTATTAAATTAAACCCTTCTACAGCAGCAGCAGGTACATTTTTAGCAGACAATACTACTACCAAAGAATTATTTAAAATTGCTAGTGCTACAAGGGTTGTTGTGAAAATCGATTTATCAGGGGCAACCAATTTAGATTTAGATAGTGGTACTTTTGGAGACGATTACTTAGTTATTACTAGAGTTTCTAATGTCTTAACTTTACACAAAAACGGAGTGGCTCAAACAGGAACAACACCGACACTTTCAGGAACATCTGATATTGATGCAATAGGTATAAGGCACTCTGACACTAACGGCTTTGAGGGAACAATAAAAGAAATACAAATATATAGTAGTTCTTCGGCAGATTTAACTGCTAATATAAACGATAGACTTTCAACTTTATAAAATGGAAAACATAATTAGCGTAGATTTAAGCACATCAACAGCCCCAGTAGTTACTGAAACTAGAGGCAAAGAATGGATTTCTTATGGAACAGATGATTGGGCGAACCTTTATCCTCAATTCTTAATAGACCTTTATTATAACAGTTCTACACAAGCAGCGATAATTAATGCTACAGCGGAAATGATTGCAGGTGAAAACTTAGTAATTGATGACGAAGATGAGAGAGAATTAGATGCTATTGTAAAACTAAAGAAATTCTTTGCAGAAGCTAACAGCAATGAAACGCTACACGAAGTAATTAAAAAGATTAGTTTTGACTTTAAACTACAAGGTGCGTTTGCTCTTAACGTCGTATGGTCACAAGACAGAACACAAATCGCAGAAATTTACCATATTGGAGTAGAAAAAATCAGAGCAGAAAAACCTAATGAGTTTGGAAAAGTAGATGCTTATTATGTATGTTCAGATTGGTCTAATACAAGAATCAATAAACCTTATAGAGTACCTGCCTTTAATACTAAAGACAGAACAAGTGCAAATCAGATTTTATATTCAGGTCTTTACAGTCCGAGTATGAATGTGTACCACACACCTGACTATTTAGCTGCAAATAATTGGGCTTTAGTAGATCAAAGAGTTGCAGAGTTTCACCTTAACAATATTTCTAATGGTTTTTCAGGAAGTTTTATGATTAGCTTTGCGAATGGAGTGCCGACACAAGAGGAGCGTTTTCAGATAGAACAAAGCCTTACAGATAAGTTCGCATCAGAAAAAAATGCAGGAAAATTTATATTGACATTTTCTGACGATAAAACAAGAACCCCTGAAATTACAGCAATAACACCTAGCGATTTAGACAAACAATATTTAGCACTTCAAGAACTCTTGGTGCAGAACATTCTTAGTGGTCACAGAGTGACGTCAAAGACGCTAATGGGTATTGATAGCACTAATGGGTTTTCGTCAAATACAGACGAACTTGTAAATGCAGCGAATTTTTATCTTAATACTGTCGTTGCTCCATTTCAAGAACACATTATTAAGACTTTAAGGAAAATATTTAGGGTCAATAATATGGATATGCCTGTTAGTTTTGTTCAGCTTAAGCCTATAACGGTTCAATTTGATTCAGCTACGATAAGAGATGTAATGACACAAGACGAAATACGTGAAGAACTTGGCTTACCACCTTTAAATGACCAAGAAGTTGTGCGTGACGAATATTCAAAAGTCGGAAAGGTTGACGGTAAGCCTGTTTTTAGCACAATAGAGGAAGCTAAGGCACAATCAAAGACTTTAGGGTGTAAGGGTTACCATGAACACGAATACGAGGGTAAAACGGTCTATATGGCTTGTGAGAGCCATGATGAACTAATGAACTTTAATAAGACAGAGTTAGACAGTTGGATTCAAGAGTTTGGCGAAGATATGCCTGAGGATTGGGAATTAATTGAAGAAGAAGTTGTTGATGGTGAACATCAAGATTTTGACTTTGAAGAAACACTTAATGAAGTAGCAAATGAGAAAATAGAACTTGCTTCAACTATAACTGCACGACCTAATGCTAAAACACGAGATAACAAAAGTGATTCTGACAAAAATAATCAAGACGGGGTAAGTAAAGATTTTAATAATTATTATAAGGTTAGATATGTTTATGAAAAAGACGATTTTTTAGTAAACAAATCAGGCACTAGCAGGGAGTTCTGTCGGAAAATGGAGGCAGCAAATAAAGTTTATAGAAAAGCCGATATTGTAAAGACAAATAGCAATACAGTCAATAAAGGGTTTGGACATGATGGTAAACCGTATAATTTATTTTTATACAAAGGCGGACCTCAATGCTTTCATTTTTGGCTTCGTAGGATTTACAAGACATCTTTAAGAAATGCGAAGCAGCCGATTAGTGACAGTCAAATAATATCTTATACGAAGGCTAAGTCAGAAGGGTTTACTGCTAAAAAGAATGACAAGTTGGTGGCAATACCACCACGTAAAATGAAAAATAACGGATATTATAACTAGACTATGGCAAATTATGTATTATTTATATCAGAAGAAAAACTAAAAGACAGTTCAGCAATTAACTTAAATGTTGATACAACGCTTTTACTCCCGTATATACGCCAAAGTCAAAAGCTGTATTGTGAGACTGCACTTGGCACAGACCTTAACCAAAAATTGAAAGACCTAATCATAGCAGGTACAGTCAATAATGCAGGGAATGAAGCTTATGCAACTTTATTAAACGATTACATTTCTGATGTTCTTGTATCGTATAGTTTTTACCACGCTATACCATTTCTTAGATTTAAAATTGAAAATGGGAATATCTACTCTAAGACATCAGAAACAGGAACAGCTTTAAGTACAGAAGAAGCACAACATCTTAGAGAGGAAATAATGAACACAGGACAGTATTATCGTGAAAGACTTATTGATTATATAAGAAACAATACAGCTAGTTTTCCTGAATACTCTACAAACACAGGTGCAGATGTTAGTCCTTCAACTGCAAATTATTACGCGGGGATGAACCTTGAAAGACCTAGAAGGCAAGGGTCAAAACTAACATTAAGTGACTTTTTAAGTGCATCCGACTAATGAAGAAAAGATATAAAGTAAAAGACAAAAATATAACTAAACTAAAAACATACTTAGAGAATGGCAGTAAAACAACTAATAGGAGAGGTAGCAGATGTACTAATACTAAATACAACAATTCTAAGCGTTGCAACATTCTCTAATTTAGAAACATTTTTAAAAATCATTCTTTTATTAGTGTCGATATTTTATACTGCTAATAAGTGGTATTACCAAAAAAAGAAACGAGATAATGAGTAAGAAGCGAAAACTAAATAGTACAAACCCTAAATGGAAAAAGGCAGATGAAAAAGCTATTAAAATGCGTAAAGAATTTATTAAGGAAGTCAAAGGCGTTAGAATCTCAGCCATCTACTATCTCTAAAGTAGATCATACTATTAATCTCTTAGTTATTAGAGAGGTGTTTACCGAAGAATCAGTTATTGGAAAATTGTATTTAAACGGTGAATTAATGTGCGACACCCTAGAAAATGCGTGGCGTGATAATCAAAGAAATATCAGTTGCATACCATCAGGTGAATATCCAGTAAGAATGAGAGTGGCAAGAGAATCAGCTACAAAAGACTATTTGCACTTATTGGTTAAAGATGTTCCGAATAGAGATTTAATCTTATTTCATACAGGAAATACAGCAAAAGATACAAGGGGCTGCGTTCTAGTAGGAATAGGAACTGAACAAGACCTTGTTAAAAACTCTAGATTGGCTATGGAATTACTAATGAAAGAAATCGTTAATTTGGGCGGTATTAAAATAAATTTAATAATTAAAAATAAATAAGATGAAACAATGGTTAATTAGTCAAATGCTTTCGAGCAAGAAATTTTGGTACACTATTGCAGGAATTGTTGTGCCTTTAATTGTAAAATATTTAGGTGTAGATGAAGAAACTGCAACAAATGTATTCTATGCAATCCTTACACTTGTAGTTGGTCAAGGAATCGCTGATAGTGGTAAAAAGTAATAGGTACAGACTTAAACCCCACGAGGTAGAGCTTATAAAAGAAAGCAGGGCAAAAGATGAAAGAAGAAAGTTAATCATACCTGATTTACATGCTCCTTTCATTGAGCCTGGCTTTTTTGAGCACTGCAAAGCTATCTATAAGAAATGGAATTGCACGTCTGTTCATCTGACAGGAGATTTGTTGGACAACTCATTTTCTAGTTTTCATGAGATATGCCCTGACGGCAAAAGTGCAGGAGATGAACTCTCTTTAGCAATAGAACAAATAAAACCATTTTGGGAAGAATGGAATGAAGCTACTGTTTGCATTGGCAATCATGATGCCATTATTTCAAGAAAGCTAGTAGCCTCAGGCTTATCTAGTGCTTGGTTAAAAGATTTTAATGATGTTTTAGGAACTCCAGGTTGGATATGGAAAGATAAGTTTGTAGAAGACGGAGTTATGTATATTCATGGAACAGGAAGCTCAGGAAGAAATGGTGCTATTAACAGAGCTATAAATTGGAACACTAAAATTTGTCAAGGTCATATACATACAGAATCTAGTATAATCTATCATGCAAATAAAGATAGTCTTCTTTGGTCTATGCAATTAGGTGCAGCTTTTGATGTTAATTCTTACGCAGCGAACTATGCAAAAAACTTTACTAAAAAACCCATTATAGCAGTAGGGGTAATATTAGATAATGGGCGTTTGCCTATTTTAGAACCAATGCCTTTATAATGGACGACAACCCCAACGGAAAACTCTTACTTATTTATATGCTTATTATAATAGGTATCTTATTGCTTAGTTTATAGCCCCCCTTTAGCCGTTCTAAGCACTTTCTTTTCTTTTTAATGGTAATATACTAGAGGACACTTAAAGTTGCTCTATGTTATAAACACCTAAATTGTTAATAACTTTGTAAATAATTGTGTTAATATAGTTGTTAATTCAAATATTTGTTATATGTTTGTACCATTATTAATTAAAAAAAAGAAAAATGAAAACAATTTGGAAAATGATGGAAGCTACAAATAAGCAAGAAGCTATTATTAGCTTAAAAGATGTACAAAAAAACAAACCTGAATTATTAACCGAATACGTAAGGCTATCAATGTTTGATATTGATAAAATGTCTTTCCAAGAAATCAGAGATATATATATACAAGTAAAAAGTAGATATTATGACACTCTTGATTATTCAACTAAATTTTAATATGACAACAATACCTGAATACTTAAAATGTCAAGACTTCTATTTTTACCCAAATGGTACTTATAGCAGGGAAAGAAAGTATGACAATAACACGCATACGTATTTTTCAGATGTTCAAGAGGGTTCAAGAGCAATTAGAATATTTGGAACATTAGAGCAAATAGACAAAGCGTTAGACGACTATGTAGAACGCACAGGCTTAAACCTAGATGAATGTTATGATTACGACACACCGTCTAAATTAAGGCAATATCAAGAATTATATTTGGAAAGAAATAACCATGCTAGAAAGTTTAAGGCAATAATCATAAATATAGTATAATGAAAGACGAATTAATACACAAAAGAATGAATGATATTAATACATTCCAAGCACACGAAAACGAAGTTTATTTAAGAGGAACCGATGAATATGGCAAAGATTTTCAAATCTGTTTTGATAGCTATAACTTTTTAGAATGGATTGATACAGAACAATTAGAATATATAAAAAAACAACTAATTAAACATATAAAAACAAAATAATATATATTTACAAAAAAAAATAATATGAAAACAGAAATTTTAAAAGAAAAATATGTTAGGTATGGTTTAACCAAAGATGACATATTTAAGCATCAGCATTTTTTAATCATTACAAGGTCAGGAATTGAAAAGATACAAGCCATAGAGGGCATCAGTATTGACTATGATGTAATAAATTGTCAGAAAGATTTTTGCGTTGTAAAAGCTAAGGCAAAAAAAGAGAATGCAGTTATACAAACATTTGGATCAGCATTAAAAGGTGCAGGATTTAAAGACGGAAACACAAACACTTGGTATGTTATGGAAATGGCAGAGAAACGAGCATTAAGTCGAGCCGTTCTGAAACTTACAGGGTTTTATGAGTTAGGGGTTTTTGGTGAAGATGAAAGCGAAGAATTTAAAAAATAGTATTAATTAAACAAATAAATAAAAATGGAAATTACAGGAAAACTAATTAAGAAACTAGACATTGAGGGTGGTGTTAGTAAAGCAGGGAAAGAATGGCAAAGACAATCTATATTAATAGAGCAAAACGCAGACTTTAACAAAGAAGTTGTTGTTGGGTTCTTTGGCAATATTGCCATACAAAAGCTAAGAGATATACAAGAGGGTCTTGATATTACAGTTATGGTAAATGTTTATTCAAGAGAATTTAAGGGCAAATATTACCATTCTATTGACGGCTATTGGGTAAGTCAAGGTGCTGAAGAAAATGTGCAGGACAACGAAGACATGCCATTTTAATATGACAGCAGAAGATAACTTCAGAAATTTATGCAACCTCACTACTTCATTAATGGGGTTGACCAAAGGTTCTTTGTCTTATAAAAGCCGAAGAACTGAATTACAAGTACCTAGAGCTGTTGCATCAGTAATTGCAAGGATTGAAGATAAGACACACCATTCTGTTATTGCAAAGGTGTTAAAACGAGATAGGACTTTAGTGTATCATTATGAAAATGCACATGAAGCAAATTACTCTTCTTGGGCTCAATACAGAGATACTTTCAATAAAGTATATACAGCTTACACTAATATATTAAGTGCTAAAAAGGAATTTTTTGATTTACCACACTTAAAAAACCACTTAAAAGAAAATGGGGTCAGAAATAGTAGCAAACATCAAACAACACTTAGGGTTCAATGTGGTAAGGTTGGCACAGATGTAAAAGTTTCTTACAGAGAGTTTTATAATCAATTAGAATTATGTAAACTTGCACTGCAAGATTATAAATATCAAATTGAAATAATATGATCAAACCAAATTACTATGCTGTTATCCCTGCGGAAGTTAGGTATAATAAAAAGCTAACCCCAAACGCTAAATTATTATACGCAGAGATAACGGCACTATGTAATATGAACGGTAAATGTACAGCATCAACACAATATTTTTGCAAACTTTATGAAGTTAGCAGAGGGTCAGTTCAAAATTGGTTACGATTATTAGAGAAAAGTGGTTATATTTCAAGAGAGGTGATTTACAAGAAAGGTAGTAAAGAAATTTTGTCTAGGTCTATTAAATTAAAGGACAACCCTAGTGTAAATAATTGCATAGATAATATTAATAATAAATTATATACTAATAATAATATTACATATAGTAATAAGGCTCGTTTTAAAAAACCAACTATTGAAGAGGTTAAAAATTATTGTAATGAAAGAAATAATAATATAGACCCTGAAGCGTTTATTGCTTTTTACGCAAGTAAAGATTGGATGGTTGGAAGTAATAAAATGAAAAATTGGAAACAAGCTATAATTACTTGGGAAAAACGAGAAAAAAACAAACCACAAACAATGTCTAAGTTGGACACTCAAATTAATGAATACTTAAAAGGAAAAGAATATCTATGACACTACTTAAACACGAAAACTTACAAGAACTAAAAGAAAAGGTGTATGAATTAATTTCAAAAACATCAGTAGAAATTGGTCATAAAACTGACGGAAAAACAATGGCAGCTTTAGCTAAAATATTTGCAGCAGACCTTATAAGAGAAAAACGTTTTGGCAATATGAGTTTCAATCAGGTAATTGACGCCTTTCATATCGGAATAAGATTTGGTAAAGACGAACCTTTTTTAAACATCAGAACATTTTACAAATGGGTGTATGCCCACAAAAAAGAAAGATTAGATGCAGCATATTACGAAGTTCATACTTTAGGGAAAGACCCTAAAACAGTACCTTATTATCAATCACAAAAACTATTAAAATGAAAAAAAAAGAAATTGAATATACTTGTTGCGGAGATGAAGTTACAGGAATAATCGCAGACATTAGAATTTGTCCAACTTGTAAAGAACATATATAAAATGAATAAATATTATAAACTATTAAGTAAGATTTTAAAAAAAGGACAAAAGCAAAAAAATAAAAAGGGTGATATAAAATATTTGTTAAATGAAGTATTATCAATGAACACTAAACAAATATTGAAAATAATTACAGAACACCCAATAGCTAAAAAGAAGCTTTCTAAGGAGCTGGAATTATATTGTAATGGTATAACATCTGTAAAGCATTATAACGCGGTAGGGATTATGTGGTGGAATTACTGTGCACCTAATA